AGCCGTGGTGCTAATGCCTCCGCTGCCGCCGCCGCCAGGCTGGTAGCCCGCGACACCAGTCCTAAGTGCGCTCTCGCCACCAGCACCACCATTTGGTCCACCGCCAGCACCACCATTTGACTGACTCGCAGAATAAGACGCCGGGTCACCAGCAATATTTGTGTAGCCGCCATAGGAACCCCCGCCATCGGCAGGGGGCGTCTCATAATTTCCTGGCCCTCCCCCAAGGCCGACCATCTCTCCACTTGGTGGATAAGCAGCTGAGTTCCCACCAGCGAAGCCAGAAACCCAGTGTGCTACCGGAGGGGATCCTGAAGGACTCGTAATAGAGCCGCCGCCGCCGCCACCGCCCCACACGCGAATGGTCAACGTGTTGTAGTTCGGCACTTTGAACGAACCGCTGCCAGCGGTGTAGTTCACCGTCTGTGACACCACGTCATTGATCAGGAGGGCTGGACGACCGGCGGCACCCATATCACGACAGCCCAGAGCCAGAGATAATCCACTCGGTCGCAGTCTCTTTCACCGCCGTAGCGATACCCGGTGCTGTGAGTGTTCGCGGTCCGATGTTGCCGCTCGGCGACATCACCATCGTGTCGGAGGCAATCGCAATCGTCAACAACCCAGCACTTTTCTGGTTGATAAATGTTATCGTCGTGCCAAGTACATACGGCACGCTGGAGTTCGCCGCGATCGTGAATTGACGCGCGCTAGTGTCAGCGGTCGGATGCAGAAGAATACCGCCAGCATCGCTTGCTTGCGACGTGTAAGCGAGACTCTGCGGGTTGACCGGCAAGTTGGTTGTGCCAGTCGGGCCAGCCGAACCAGTCGGACCACTAGGGCCACCTGAAGGTCCAGTGACACCAGTGTAGCCAGTTGGCCCCGTGCCAAATGGCCCGGTGTTTCCGGTCGGGCCAGTCGTCCCGGTTATTCCAGTTCCAGGTGCACCACCACCAAGTTCGTACGCGAACATGTTGGATTCATTCAAAGTCAAAGCGCCGCTATGCACAGACAAGGCGACATCGAACCAGTATGCAATACCAGGAGTAAGAGTTTTTGCGATTCCTTCCAATCCAATAGGCGCATAATTATTCTGAAGAGTAGTCACTTGGGGAACAGTGAAGGTCACTCCAGTAAAGTTATTGCCGAATGACGGCGCAGTCCCCGTGCCGTAGACTAGAGACAGGTAGGAATAATCGCCAGCGCTGTTAGAACCCCAGCTATTAAACCCAACCATGACATCGCCACTGGCAGCGGGTGTAAGCGCAAACGCAGCAGAAAGTTTTCCAAGGCCCATCATCACAATAGAAGTTGACGACGTTCCCGTTGAACCTAAAATCTTGCCAGCGAAAACGTTCACAGAATTATATGGGCCGGCTACACCAGTTGGTCCGGTGCCAATCGGGCCAGTTGGCCCCGTGGTACCTGTGGCGCCGGTGTTCACCGCAGTGCCGGCAGGGCCAGATGGGCCAGACGGACCAGTGGCACCGGTATTCGTTGCACTGCCTGGGCTACCTGTTGGGCCTGTGATCGTGTTGCCAGGTGGCCCGATAGACCCTTGCGGGCCGCCCGCACCAGTAACTCCTTGCGCGCCAGTTGCTCCAACGCTACCAACAGCGCCACTGTACCCAGTTGGGCCTGTAGAGATCGGGCCCACTGGGCCAGTCGGGCCGCCACTCGGGCCAGTCGGACCTGTGGCCGCTCCCGGGATCACCACTGGGCGAGCATAAACTGGTGCTGGGCCCTGCACAAATACAGTCATCGCATCATCCCCCTGTGATACCAGGTTGCAAGTAGAACTTGCCCTGCATGAGCATAACACGGATAGGAGGTATGTCACCGGAAAACATAACAAAATCATACAAATATGTGCCAGGCACTAACCCTGCTAACAGACTCTCTGGCACGTTCATGTGCAGGATCCGGTTGAGCAGATCATCAACCACGATCTGACCGGCAGCCGATGTCAAAGTAAGGCTGGGACCTGATGCATTGAGGTTCGTTTTCAGATCCATCCGAAAATTCTGTCCGGTAAAACCCCACGCTGGCCCGCTGCCACCGCCTGGATAATACGGTGGCGGCGGTTGCCCAACTACCGGCGGCGGATCGAATTGGAACGCATCTTCCCACGTCGCATTAGTCGACGTGACAATGTCTACGCGCGCCGCGGTGGCTACTCCATATGGGCCTGGATATTCGTGCATGTCACATCCTCGGGAACGGCGTACCCATGCCGCTGTACTGTGAAGCCGTTCGATACTGAGAAGGAAAGCGCCAAGCTTGCGCGCCTAGCAAATTGCTACGTGCCACAGCAGTCTTGGCTACCGCTATCCCGTCGCGAAATTTCTTGAGATGATAGATAGCCTTCGTATCGTTCGAATACGAATTGCCAGGCTGCGTCATCATCCGGCCAAGCAGTCCCTCGAGGATGTAGCGCTCGTAGACCGGCAGGAGCCAGTCTGGCGCGTCAGGGATCTCGTCCCGTGTGTTCGGCAGAGTGATGTTCTTGACGACCATCAGGGTACCGGTCTGACTGATATTCTGCGGATGCACGAACCAGATTTTTCCACCGGGCGGCGTGATCTCCGACATGTGCGCCGGGATGGCGATCCGGTTTGTGTCGAATACACAGACGAGGCGAATGATCATGCCGCCCTTTTGCGGCCAAATCTGATATGCCTGATCGCCCGCGCTGATCTGCAGGGACATCCACTCGAACCATGCGTTTGACCCATCAAGGAATTCATTGATGGTGTCGAATAGTTCACCGGTGATCCCGGTGTCGGATGCACCCTTCAGATGCACTCGAGCCTGGTTCATCAGGCGTTCGAAGTCAGCTTGCTTGATCATGTCTGCGGGTTCCCCGGTGCAGGCGTGCCGCCGCGGATCGGAGCGGCTGGGCCCTTCGGCGAAATCGACCCGGTCAATTGATACTCCATGACCGATAAGAAACTGTTGGCACGCTGGTCCTGCACGTCCTCTTCGTCGCGGAAAAGCGCATGGGCGACCAACCCATAGATGATCGCCTTACGAAACTGCGGCTCGATTGGCACCTTGTCACCGCTAACCGATTCGAATGACGGCACCTGATTTCCATAGCGATAGACAAAGAGGTCTGACCGCAGGCGACGCGCATCGAGCAGCGAAAGATTAAGAGCCACGAGCAACGAGTCGTCGCCGTACCGGTAGGGATACGTCCGATCAAGCAGGAGCGTCCGCGCGTCCGTGATGTAGTCCTGAACGGTCTGCAGATTGAACGACATGAAAAAGGCCCTGGCTGTTGGCTGGAGCCTAGAGCACGGAGATTAAGAGTTAGTTAGCTATTGCGGCTGACGAGGGCCTTGGCGATCGTCAGCATTTCTGCGTCAGACATTGTTCCCTTGAACGAGTTCACTGAAAAAAGAATCCACCTGCAATTGTCTTGGGTGTAGCCTTTGAGCGGATTTATCCGGTCAATGCTGGGAGAATAAAGCTTACCCCCACTCTTTCCGGCCATTTGTTCATACGAAATAACAAACGGAATACCGGTTAGATCACAATATCCGGTGTATGTTTTATCTGCCCAGTCTGCATCGAGATCATATTCTAGATGGTTGTTCCTAGATCGGTCCCCCGCCGCAAGGAGCGGGGCATACCAAGGATTCTCAGCGCGCCGCTTACGCAGTGCAGCATTAGATACGCCGGGGTTTCGTTCATTCCAACGAGCACATTTTTCACAGTCCTTTTGTTTCTTATGTGCGATCCATTCCTCCTCTGTCATTTGTGACCGGTCAACACGAGCAGCACGCGTTTCCGGATAGAAATTAACACGCGCATGGCCTTTACGCCTGGACATTCTCCGGGCTTCAAGGCGTTCTTTTTCGGTGGCGTAGGTCATTAAATCCTCCAAATGTTCGAGCATGAAATTATGTTTATACCTTTCTCATTAAATGTCAAGTGTTATAGACAAAAAGAAACCGGGGCCAAAAGGCCCCGGTGTAAGTGTTGACTAAGTGGTTGAAATCACTTAGGAAGCAGGGGTTACCTGAGCTTGGACCAGGGCCTTGCCGTCTACCACCTGGTACCCATAGACCTGGAGACCACGAAGGATCTGACCAAATGTAAGCTCCGAGCGCAAGGTTTCGACCTTTGAGATTTGCGACGCGAAAGTCAGCCCATGCGCGTGTCCCGCGTAAATTGGCCACTCGCCCGAATTGTACTGCGCGGAGTCGGTGCTGTTGTTCGGGAGCAAGTTGCTCACGTACAACGTGAAGCGGTCCACCATGCCGAGGCGTCCGTTACGGAGCATCGACACGCTGTCGCCCGACAGGTACGCCTGGCGAAGTTCGGACTGCTTGATCATGCGACCAGCCCAAGCCGGGAACACAACCCAACGACCCACTTCTGGGATATTCTGTTCATCGAGCACCTGGCCCATCCGCATCAGGACGTCCAAGAGTTCGACTTGGCCGATGCCGGCGTTGCGGCCCACGACCGCCAGGGCAGAACCCTGGACGCCGAGGTTCAACGAACCGGTGATGGCGCCGGCGGCGACACCCTGGTTGGCGGCGACCATCTGGCCGCTGATGCCCGACAGGACGTCCGTATCGACGGCGATTTTCAGCTGCTGGGCCGCATCGTCCGACCACATGCTGAGGATGTTCAGATCGCTCTGAACTTCCATCACGTCATCGAGCACCAGCGAGAAGTATTTGCCGTTGCCGATGTACAACTCGACCGTGCCGCCAGTCGGGCGATCGAGCCCGAGCAAGCCGTCCGCATCGTAGTTGTGGATGGTGATCGTGGGCTTCGTACGGATTTTCACCCGGTCGCCCTTGTTCTTGATCTCACCCTCGTAGTCGGTGTTCGAAATCGCGGCCAACACCGTGCTGGCGTAGAACTTCTCCACCAACTTGCCAGACCAGATTTCCGGAATGAAGCCGGTGGCCTGCAGGTTGTTGCCCACGCTACCCGTTGGGTAGATGGCTGGAGTGGTACCGGCGCCTGCGCCGGGGAATGCACCACTTGGAATGCCCATTTTCGTCCCCTGTTTTGGAGGCCCCTCAGCCCCCGGTTACCGAATTCTCCCCTCAGATTGAGCGGAGAAGATTTCCTTCTCGTCGTTGATGCGGTCCGTTTCCCGCCCGACGTACCGTTGCCGGCCCTCGTGCGAATAGAACTGCGCCACTTGTTTGTGCGTGAAGATCGGCTTGTCGACGGGCTGCTGACCTGGGTCAGTGGCCGGTCGCGATGCACCAGGGGCTGCTAAGTTCACCAGTGGAACCGCTGCGACCCTAGGCGCCGGTGA